AGTATGAATGTCACCATTCAAGATCTCATTTACGTATTCCCCATGGTCATAAGGGTAGAGAAAATGAGCAAAGCACCTAAGCTCAAGACCTGAAGCGTCGATGCCCGCCTCATACCATCCAGTAGGGACTCTAAAAAGAGACCTACATTCCTCCCCATAAGGAGAGCGTCCTGCAGGTACCTGTGCAACATTAGGATAAGCATGAGTTGCACGACCAGTGACAGCCCCATTAGGATTAACAGAACCGTGAATGCGAGTGTAACCATCAGGATCCTCCTTCATCAACTTTAGCCACGCATTGTCACCCTCAGCAAGCTGTGCAATACGCTTGTTAATAAGCAAATACTCCAAGATGTCCTCAGTAATGTCAATACCCTTAGCAGTCTTCAGAGTCTCTTCGTCAACCTTAGGGGCACCCGTAGGAGTCATTTCGGTGGGCTCCCAGCCTCGATCCATGAGAACCTTAGCAATGTGTTGGCGACTATTGGGGTTAAAGGTCACCTCTTCATACTGAGGGTACGGGACACCTGCCTTAATGCCACGCTTAGTGTTATCTCGCTTGTAGACCTTGTCTCCCTTATAGACAGTCCAAGAACCACCTTTTGAAACAAGGTTCTCATAAAGAACTTGTCGCTTACCTGCCAATTCGGAATAGAGTTTGATTGCTTGATCTTTATCAAAGACAAACCCATTGCGTTCTTGCTTAGCCATCACCCAAGCAATGTCATGCTCAAGTTGGATAGCCTTCAGGGGATACCCCTTAGCCATCAGCTTATTGAAGAGCTTAAGGGTAACCACAACGTCCTGCTTGTTGTACTCATACATCTCATGAGTGAACTTGTCCCATGCGTCCTCATGTTCGCCATAGGTGCCCTTCAGTTCACCCATACGATAACCATAAGCCTTCAAGCTGTGGGAACCATAGAGAGCCTTAGGGAGCTTTCCAGAACGCATAAGGCCAACGTCAGTGTCCTTGATGTTCGAGTAGATCAGACGAGCAAGAACAAGAGTGTCAATACAGACATCTCGAACATCAAACTCAAACCTCTCACCCTTGAGCTTCTTAAGAGCAGGGATGTCGAATTTGCAGATATTGTGACCGACGATGTTGTATCCACT